AAGGATAAGTATTAGTATGACCACATACACTGGATTTAGTACACTAGCAGGATCAAGAAATTTTCGCTTGACTGACTTTGATTTGATCAAACGTGATATACTCAATCATTTCAATATCCGCAAGGGTGAAAAGCTGATGAATCCCAACTTTGGCACTATCATCTGGAATGTCATGCATGAGCCCTTTACTGAAGATTTAAAATCAGTGATAGTGCAAGATGTAAAAAGCATCGCAGCCTATGATCCACGTGTGAGTTTTGACAATATCATCATCACAGAATTCCAACAGGGCATACAAATAGAACTGCAATTACGCTATATCCTAACCAATCAAACCAACGTTATGCTGTTGAATTTCAACAACGAAACCAACACAATGACCACTGGTTAATTATTAACTACGCACATTTTAACCCTGATAAATACATTATATTAGGGAATAAAGATGGCAACCACCACACGACAAACCAGTTTATTAGTCGCTGAAGACTGGACTAAACTATATCAAACATTCCGTAACTCTGACTTCCAAAGTTACGATTTTGAAACGCTTCGTGCTAGTATGATCAGCTATTTGCAATTATACTATCCTGAAGATTTCAATGACTTCATTGAGTCCAGTGAATTCATCGCATTGATTGACATGATTGCCTTCCTAGGACAATCACTATCATTCCGCAGTGACCTAAATGCCCGCGAAAACTTCATTGATACAGCACAACGTCGTGACAGTATCCTAAAATTAGCTAGACTGATTTCATATGATCCTAAACGCAATCTTACCAGCCGTGGATTTTTAAAATTTAATAGTGTCAGCACTACTGAAAATCTCTATGACAGCAATGGATTAAATCTTGCAGGACTAGTGATCAATTGGGCTGATGCAGGTAATAGCAATTGGCAAGAACAATTTACCTTAATACTAAATGCCGCACTGATCAGCAACCAAGCTATTGGTAAACCCAGTGAAAGTCGTGTAATCAACGGAATTACCAACGACACATATCAGATCAATCTGGTGCCCAATGTGTTGGCTACTTATAGCTTTAAAGCCACAGTAGCAGGATCAAGCATGCCATTTGAAATGGTCAGTCCTACATCAGCTGGCAAATCATATATCTATGAAGCTAACCCATACATCAATGCACCATTTAATTTCTTATATAAAAATGACAATCTAGGCAACGGATCAGTCAACACTGGTTACTTCTTGTATTTTGTACAAGGTGCGCTACAAAGCCAAGATTTTACTTTTGCAGAGTCAGTGCCCAATCGTGTTTACAGTATCAACACTAGTAATATCAACAACACAGACATTTGGTTATACAGCCTAGACAGCAATGGTAATCTAAACACCTTATGGGAACAAGTACCAGCAGTGGCTGCGACCAACGTTATCTACAATCAAAGCACCAACAGAAATATCTATCAAGTTAACAGTCGTGCTGGAGATCAAATTGATCTAGTATTTGGTGATGGCAGTTTTAGTAATATCCCCCAAGGCAGTTTCCGTTTGTACTACAGAGTCAGCAATGGCCTACAGTATAAAATCACACCAGACGAAATGCAAGGTGTAGTAATGCCTATCAACTACGTCAGTTCAACAGGACGTGTTGAAACTATCACGATTTCAGCTAGCTTACAATATACAGTGGCTAATTCATCTGCACGTGAAACATTAGATGATGTACGTCAGAAAGCCCCACAACAATTTTACACACAGAATCGTATGATCACAGGTGAAGATTATAACATCTTACCTTATACACTATTCAGCGATATTCTAAAGATTAAAGCAGTTAACAGAACCAGTTCAGGCATCAGTCGCTACTTAGACGTCATTGACGTAACTGGAAAATATTCTAGCACAAACATTTTTGCTGATGATGGTATCTTATATCGTGATCCATTCGTCAGCACATTTAATTTCAGCTATACCACTACCAATGATATCTATCGTGTGATCTATGACAAGGTAGCACCAATCGCGCAAGCACCAGAAACACGCCAATTCTTTTATGCCAACTATCCATTGATAGCATTAGACAATATCTATTGGAATAAGTCAACTACTATCGCCAATGGATCAACAGGATACTTTGTCAATGCCGCTGGTAGCATATTGCAAATTGGATCAGCAGTAACCAGCAATAACAAATATATCGTACAAGGTGCAATCGTACGTTATTCAGCAGGCGCTGGTAATTATTTTGATGCTACTAACACTATACAAACTGGCACTCCACGCAATTCAGGTGACAAATACTATATCTATGGATCTGTTGAACTGGTAGTGGGCGACGGAACTAACGGTGGTCAAGGTAATTTACCTAATGGTAGTGGCCCAGTAACCATCAGCCAGAATGTTCCTACAGGTGCTATCGCTGATAAAGTATTTGCTGTATTCAATGTAACATTTTCTAACGCACAGGTGGCTGCCATGGTCAGCTATATCCAGGCATTCGCTAATTTTGGCCTACGCTATGATGTAGGTTTGGCCAGCTGGCAAATCGTATTGCCAGGTGATTTGAATACTACCAATGATTTCAGTCTAACATACGCAGGCAATACCAGCGGTACAGGATTAGATTCAAGTTGGCTTATCGCATTCACCACAGTAGGTAAAACCTATACAGTATCATACCGCGGATTAAACTATGTATTTGAAAGCGTGTTAGAAACAGACTTTTACTATGATGGTACAACTAAAATCTATGATACTACCACAGGGCAAACTGTACACGATCAAGTAAAAGTATTGAAAGTCAACAGCAATCCTGATGATAGTAATCCCCTAGCACTTGACTATACTTGGTACATCTATAAAGCCATCATTGAAGTTGATGGGTATGTAGATCAAAATCGTATCTTGATCACCTTTGCTGATGCTAACAATGATGGTGTGCCTGACAATCCTGAATTGTTTGAATTGATCGTCAGCCCTGACACTAATATTGACAGCAAGTTTGTTTACTTCCAAGAAACCACAGGCTATGATAACTTTGTTGTACAAAACAGCGTAGACAACAGTTTGATAATTTCAACTTATCAATCATTGCGTGATGCGCAGGTAGCGGCTACGCTGTATCAGAACGGACAATTATTCTATATTCCACCAACAGACTCATTCTATCAATTGAGTGTAAGTGGCGCTGTATATACCCTTAATCCTATCACAGGTTATGTGGCAAAAGTAGGACGTCAAAGCCTATACTTCCAATATCGTCATAACAGTCCTAATAATAGACGCATTGACCCAAGTCCAAACAATATCATTGACTTGTATATCTTAACACAACAATATGCCACAGATTATCTAGCTTGGGTACAAGATACTAGCGGATTGATAAGCCAACCTACAGCACCTACCAGTGAAGAACTTGATACTAACTACAGTGGATTGGATAATTACAAAGCCATCAGTGATACTATCATTTACAATCCTGCTGCGTTTAAACCTATCTTTGGTGCCAAAGCGGATCCTACACTACAGGCTAACTTCCTAGTGATTAAAAATCCTAATGTAGTGGTCAGTGACAATGAAGTCCAAAGCCAGGTGATAGCTGCAATCAACACATACTTTGATATCGCCAATTGGGACTTTGGCGAAACATTCTATTTCAGTGAATTGGCTGCATACTTGCATCAACAGTTGGTTCCTAATGTAGCAAGTATTACCATCGTGCCTGCTAATCAAAGCAGCGTGTTTGGTAGCTTGATGCAGGTTAATTGTAATATCAATGAAATTATTACCAGTGCAGCAACAGTGCAGAATGTACAGATAATTACTGCAATCACTGCCGCACAGTTAAATCAGACTGGTGCAGTTGTAAGTTCATAATATATTGAGAGTATAATGGCTGTTAAAAGAAAAACGCTTAAATTTTTACCAAGCATATTCCAGACTGATACGAATCAGAAATTCTTATCAGCTACGATGGATCAGTTAGTATCTGAACCTAATCTTACTAACTTATATGGATACATTGGACGCACATTTGCTCCTACATACAAAAGCGGCGATAGTTATGTTATTGAACCCACAGCAGATCGCCAAGACTATCAACTTGAGCCAAGCCTGGTAATAAAAGATCAGCAGCAAAATATTAAATTCTTTGCCAGCTATCGTGATCTATTAAATCAGATCAAATACTATGGTGGCTATATCAACAATCAAAGCCGCCTATGGGAACAAGAATACTACAGTTTTGACCCTTTAATTTCATACGATAAATTTGTTAACTTTAGCCAATACTATTGGTTACCTGATGGTCCTGATCCTGTAGCAGTTAATACCTCGGGACTGCCATTAGCTATAACTTATACAGTTACCCGTGATCCCAGCAACAGTCGTTATGTATTCACTGATAAAAGCGGTGCTGTTGACTACAGCATAATTCTAGCACGTGGTGGTAATTATAATTTTATAGTTAATCAACCAGGTGTTCCATTTTGGATCCAGAGTGAACGCGGTAACCTAGCACTAGCAGGTAAAGTAAATGCTACTCCTACCATCAGTTCTCGTGACGTGTTTGGTGTGGTTAACAATGGTACAGATGTTGGCACAATATCATTTGCTGTTCCACAAAGCACAGCGCAAGATAAATTTTTAAGCATGCAGGTAGTAGCCACAGTGGATTATGCTACCCCTGTGCCATATAACGCATTCCAAAATCAAACCCTAAGCCAATTTTTAGCTAATTATCCACAGTATAAAGGTATCACAGGCACACTCAATGGTAAACAATTAATTTTTGTCAGCACTACCAATTGGCCCAATCAAGGCGGCGATGCTGACTGGACTAATCCTATCGTACATGATGATTCAGGAAATGTAGTACCAGGATATAACGCTGGTACAATCGTTAGCACCGCTGATCGTTATGGTGTATGGAAAGTTGTATTTGTTAATGCAGGTATTACTAATCCTGACGGTAGTTCTGATCCATTATTACAATTACTTCCTGTGCAGTCTGTGGCGATTGATCAGAAAATCTACATTAGGTTTGGCGTACTTAATGCCAATAAAGAATTCTATAAAGATACAGATGGTTTATTCTATCCACAACCTTTATTAACTGCCGGCCTAGATACCTTATGGATACAAGACGGTGTTGATTATAATATCTACAAAAACATCAAAGTAGTTGATTATAATAATTGGACTATTGATGTAGACTCTGATATCCTAGGACAATTAAATTATACCAGTCCTAATGGAGTAGAATTCACCACAGGGTTGAAAATACAATTTGGTACAGATGTTACGCCTGCTAGTTATCAAAATAATCAATATTATGTTGAAGAAGTTGGCAACCAAGCATTGGCCAATGGAGGTATACGATTAGTTCCAGTTGATCAAATGGTAACACCAGAAGCATATAACACAGAAAATACGGTACTTTACCCAAATACATTATTTCCAGATTATATCACAATCAATCGTTCAAGCGTAGATCGTAATGCTTGGTCACGTAATAACCGTTGGTTCCATGTTGACGTAATCACAGCCACAGCCCACTATAATGGTGTATTACCTAGCTTTGATCAAAAAGCTCGTGGACAACGTCCTATCGTTCAATTTGACGCAGATACTTTATTGTTCAACTATGGTCGTCGCGGACTAGATTATATTGACATTTTAGATACTAGTACTGTAGACGCATTTACAGAATTACAAGGTAAAACATACTCTACAGCATTTGGTATACCATTATTAGACAGTTCAGGTAAACCTATATATCCTAATGGATTAAGGGTGATATTTGCCGCTGACCAAGATCCATTGGTCCAAAATAAAATTTATCTAGTTGAACTAGTTCAATATGCAGTTGACGTAGATGGTGTCCCAACAGGACCTTACTACATTGAGCTAATCAAAGCCGCAGATGGTGATGTAATACCATACGATACTACAGTAGTGGCAACAGGACAGTACGCTGGTAGTGAATGGTGGTATAACGGTGTCATTTGGATTAAAAATCAACAAAAAACAGCAGTCAACCAATTTCCATTGTTTGAAGTATTAGATCCATCAGGTAAAAGTTTTTCAACATATACACGTAGCACCTTTAAGGGAACGAATTTATTTGGATATAAGATAAACTCAGCAGGATTTACTGACACAGTATTAGGGTTCCCATTGACCTATAGAAATTTCGCCACACAAGGTGATATTGAGTTCAGTAACTATTTTAATACAGATACATTCACCTACTCTGACACCAATGGTATAGTACAGACAGCATTAGTTAATCTTGGTTATTTACAAACTATAATTGATAGCCAAACCTTACAACCTAGGAACACCTGGCAGACAGTTCCTGAAAATAGTAAACAGTATCAACAGATCAGTTATGTCTACGATGGTACTAATAACCCATTTAAGATTGATGTTACTCCTAATACTGCCGCAACTATACCTTACTTAAAAGTATTCCAAAATTACACATACTTACAGTCCAGTCAGTGGACGTTAGCCAACAGTGCCGTCAGTGTTTCTGCTACATTAACAGTTGGTGATACCATTGATATCTTAGTCTATAGCGATCAAGCCAGTCAACTTGGCTTTTATCAAGTACCACAAAACTTAGATGTAAACGCACAAAACATTGATATCAATACACTAACACTTGGCCAGGTCCGCAATCACTTGGTCGCATTAGCGCAAAACAGCACAACAGTCATAGGCAATGTTCTTGGACCTAGCAACTTGCGTGATGTAGATATCAAAGGACAAGGCGGTACACTGCTACAACACAGTGCTCCTGCACCACTATCAATATTCTTAGTAGATGAGAATGCTAACTTTATCAATGCTCTACGTTACGCACAACAAGAATATACTAAATTTAAAAATAAATTCTTAGAACTAGCAGTCAGTTTACCAGGCATCGTTCCTACAGATCCTGCAGCCAGTGTTGATACTATCATAACAAAAATTAATGCTGTTAAGAATAAGTCATTCCCGTTCTACTACAGCGATATGGTACCATATGGTCCATTAAAGACCACACTTACCTATACAGTATTTGATCCTTTGGTCACTGACTATCAATTGACCAACATATTCAATGATCAACAGTTGAGCAATCAGGCAGTGCTGGTTTATCTAAATGGACAACAGTTGGTTAATAATCAAGACTTTGAATTCAGCTCAACAACTCCATCAGTGATATTTTCTACTACATTGAATGTTGGCGATGTAATTACCATCAATGAATATTCAAACACTGACGGTAACTATATTCCAGAGACTCCTACTAAACTAGGTCTATGGCCACCATATGTACCAGAAATATTCTTAGATGATACCTATAGAACTCCTACAGATGTTATCCGTGGTCATGATGGTAGCGTTACTCCTATTTTTGGTGACTATAGAGATCAGTTCTTATTAGAATTAGAACTGCGTATATTCAACAATATTAAACTGCCAGACACAGGCACCTATGGTGACATACTGTCAGTGGTACCAGGTAAATTTAGGACAGTACCAGAAGCATACAGCCTAGCTGAAATCAATCAATTGGCATCAAATGATTTCTTAAGTTGGATTGGCAATAACAAATTAGATTTCAGCACCAACAGCACATTTGAAAGCAATGACAGCTTTACTTGGAACTATGCAGGACAACCTGATAAACTCACTGGTGAAGCACTACCAGGGTCATGGCGTGCTTGCTATCAATACTACTACGATACTCTACGCCCACACCTAACACCATGGGAAATGCTAGGTTTTGCTACCATGCCAAGTTGGTGGGAAAGCTACTACGGTCCTGCACCTTATACTGGTGGTAACACATTACTATGGAATGACCTAGAAGCTGGACTTATCGTGCAAGGTCCTAGAGCAGGAATTGATCCACACTATGCTCGTCCTGGGCTAAGTCAAGTTATTCCTGTAGATCAAAACGGTAATTTATTAAGCCCAGCACAGATAATGGCCAAAGGAATCAATAGTAGAAAGATGGCACAGAGCTGGGCTGTAGGACAATATGGCCCCGTAGAATACGCTTGGCGTTCAAGCAGTGAGTTCCCATTCGCAGTCCAACAGGCTATCGCATTGGCCAAACCAGGCAAGTACTTTGGCCTGTTAATTGACACTTACAATTACTCACAATACAATCCATTGTACACACTCCAAGATACAATCATTGGACAGGTAATAGGCAGTGAACAGTACCTGACAATAAACACCAATCATCATCTAACACAAGATCAAGTTGACTTCAATAGTGATACTACTTCAGGAACTGTATACAGAGGTGCAGGTTATATCAATTGGATCGCAGAATACCTACGTAACCAAGGTATCAATCCTGAATCATATATCAGTCCATTTATTAAATCATTTACTGTTAACCTAGCCTATGCGGCAGCTGGATTCACTGATCAAAAATATCTTGAGGTATTAGCAGAACAAGTCAGTCCAACCAGCACTAACAACAGTATTGTCATACCTAATGAAAACTATAAAGTGTGGACTGTAGAAGGTCCAGTACCTGTAGGTAAACTAATCTACAGTGCTGTTATCGTTGAAAAGACAACCAATGGTTATAGTGTACGTGGGTATGATTTACAAAACAGTTACTTTACAATTATTCCTAGCGTGGTAAACAGCAACGCTAGTAGAACAACGGTGTTGAACAGCACAGCTACGATATTCAATAACTATCAAAACTTAAAACTACGTGTTCCATATGGTTTTGAATTCAGCACACAACAACAGGTCTCTGACTTTTTAATCAGCTACCAACGTTATCTAATCGCACAGGGATTTACCTTCGCAGACATGGATCCTAATCTCAGTGAACTACGCGATTGGAACTTGTCAGTTAAAGAATTCTTATATTGGGCACAACAAGGTTGGAAGCCAGGCAGTATCCTAGTGCTAAGTCCTGTAGCAGATACCATCAATGCCATCAGCGTCAACAGCATTACCGCTGGTATTACAGACAGCCAGTACGGTAGTAAAGTTGTTGATCAGAACTTTAACCTAGTTAGAAATAACAATTACACAGTACTACGCACACCTACAACCTTTAAATTGACACTAACTAATCCTGCTAGTGTCATTGGTTATTTAGAAGTAGATTTAATACAATATGAACATATCTTGATATTTGATAATACAACTGTGTTCAATGATGTTATCTATCAACCAGAAACAGGCAATCGCCAATATCGTTTAAAACTCATTGGTCAAAAAACCGCTGACTGGGATGGTAGTATGTATGCTCCTGGCTTTGTCTACAGTTCAGGTGTGATACCAACGTGGGACCAAGGACGAGATTATCTCCAAGGTGATATTGTTTCTTACAAGAATCAATACTATACAGCCTTACAAAATGTCATTGCTAGTACAACATTCCAATTCCAATATTGGAGTCAATTGACCAGCAATCAGATACAAAAAGGCCTGCTACCTAACTTCTCAACACTGGCTGTAGAAGCACAGTCATATTATGACAGCTATGGTGAGATCAAAGACAAAGATAATTTAATCTACAGCCATGCATTGATTGGTTACAAACCTCGTCAATATCTCAGTGATCTAGGTCTAACCAAAACCACTCAGATAGAATTCTACAAAGGTTATATCACACAAAAAGGTTCAGCTAATGCTGTTAATCAGATGTTGCGTGCTACATTTAACAATCTATCAAGTGATATTAAATTCTATGAAGAATGGGCCATGCGTGTTGGTGTATATGGTGCACTAGACAGTAATCCATATGTTGAAATACCGTTAAATGAAAAAGCATTTGGCGTTAATCCAAGCGTGGCACAATTCGTCACAGCAGAAAATAATAACCTAGGTGATGGAATTAAGGTATTCAATCAAAGCCAACTATATGGATCATATGGTACCTATACTGGTAATATCGCCTTAACTAGAACAGCACACAGTAACTATGACAATGATATTCCTACAGCTGGATATGTTAACACACAAGACGTTGACTTGGCTATATTTGATTTAACTAACTATGTTGATCTAGACAACAACATCAGCAAGATGGGCAGTGGTTATCGCATCTGGGTAGCCAAAGATTTCAAACGTGATTGGAATGTCTATCGTGTAACTGAAACAGATAACACAGTAATAAAAGTC